AATTATGGGTGTTTATGGTCAAGCAACTGCAGCTGACGCTGAAATAAAAATTTATAATGAAGCGGATAGTTCTAAAACAGCTTCTAAATTAGTATTTCACGTTAAGTTTTCAAATGCTGATAACCACGGACAATCTTTTGATGTGCCCGGTTTAGGGATTAAATGCGAATCAGGTATGTACGTTGATTTAACAAACTGTGATTTCTGTACTATTATCGGTACATTTTCATAAACGAGGTAGCCCATGGCGAACACTACTTCTGGAGCTTATACTTTTGATAAGACCTTTGCGATAGATGATATCATAGAGGACGCTTATGAACGTATTGGTTTACAAGGTGTATCAGGGTACCAATTAAAGACTGCCAAAAGATCACTAAATCTTTTATTTTCTGAATGGGGCAATAGAGAGCTTCATTATTGGGAAGTAGCAAATCAAAATTTAAAACTAGTAGATGGAGTTAATACATACAACTTCTACAGAACTACAGCTGACGGAACTCAGACAAGTAGATTAAGCACAACTTTATCTGCTGTTATTTCATCTGCATCAGCAACAACCGGAATAACTTTAACATCAATTGCTAATTTACCTACATCAGGTTTATTAATAGTAGACACAGAACAAATATCTTACACTGGATTTTCTTCAACAGAATTAACTGGAGTCGTTAGAGGAGCAAATGGAACAACGGCTGCTACTCATAGTAATGGTGCGACCATTTATCAATTTGTAAGCGGTATGGATGACATAATGGAAGCAAGCTATAGAAATGGTTCTAATGTTGATGCTCCCTTAACAAAGGTAAGCAGATCTCAATATCAGGCTTACTCTAATAAAACTTCTGAAGGCACACCTACTTCTTATTTTGTAGAAAGATTTATCGACAGAGTAACTATGACTTTATATTTAACACCGGGAGCCGCAGAAGACGGTAATCATATTAATTTTTATTATCAAAAAAGAATTCAAGACGTTGGGGATGCTTATACAAATGCTGCCGATGTCCCTTATAGATTTGCACCTTGCATGACTGCAGGATTAGCTTTTTATTTATCACAGAAATACGCCCCACAAAGATCTCAAGAATTAAAATTATTTTATGAGGACGAATTGGCTAGAGCACTATCAGAAGATGGTTCTTCATCTAGTACATTCATAGCCCCTAAAACATACTACCCGGGAACATAAGATGGCTGCTTACGCACAAGGTAAATATGCATTAGCCGTTTCAGATAGATCAGGACAAGTTTTTCCTTATAGAGAAATGGTAAGAGAATGGAACGGAGCATGGGTACATACTTCTGAGTATGAACCGAAACAACCTCAATTAGAACCAAAACCAGTTAGTGCTGATCCTCAAGGTTTACAAAGAGCTAGACCTTCTAGAGTAGCGTTACCAACTCCTTCTGTTTTAGATAACAACCCTATTTCTACAAATGGAACTAAAACAGTAACTATTTCTCAAGATAGACATCAAAGAAAAACAGGAGATTTTGTAAGACTCTATGATGTAAAAGAACCTGTAGGTGGTTTAAGTATTGCTGAATTAGAATTATCTACAGCATTGAAGACAGCTATAACTGCAACAGACACTACAATTGTTTTAGACGACACAAGTAAATTTCCTTCTTCAGGATACATTTGTATTATATCGTCTGATCCTACAACAGATTTAGATACAACAGAAACAATAAAATATACTGCAAACAACACAGGCACAGGAACCCTGACTGGTGTGACTAGAGGATCTTCTGCTCCTTTTTATGGAAAGACTCCTGTATCTACAACAGCTGCGGCGCATGCCGTAGGAGATAAAGCATATGGGTCCAGAGAAATAACAATCGTAGAACAGAGTTTCATAAATGATGCTAATGCTACAGAGACGTATAGCAATACTTTTACTTTTGTGGTAAATTCTACACCATCTACACAAACAGGTGGTGGATATTTTGTATTTGGAGGACCAGTAAACGATAGAGCTTAATTATGTCAGGAATTAGTTACACAACTTTAGTTACACAAATTAGAAACTACACAGAAGTAGGTTCTAATGTTTTAACCACAGATGTTTTAGAAAACATTATTTTAAATGCACAACAAAGAATATTTTTTGATGTGCCTATGGACTCAGATAGATTTGTACAAGAAGGTACTCTCTCTGCAGGAAACAATTCTATAAACGCTCCAGCAGGAGCTATGTTTATTAGAGGCATAGAAGTATTTAATTCTACAAGTGCTTCGACAGGACCCGGTCAATGGTTAGAGAAGAAAGATCAAACTTATCTATCGGAGTATATAAATAGAACTACTGGACCTGAAGGTGGTGTGGATGGTAAGACAGTTACTGGACTACCTAAATACTACGCTATGTTTGGTGGTGCTACAGGTCTAAGTGATACAACATCTGGAGCCATGTATTTTGCTCCTACTCCTGATCAAGCCTATAAATTTAGGATATATTATAATAAAATGCCAGCTACTTTAGAATCAGGCAATGAGACTAATTATATCAGTCTTAACTTCCCTCAGGGGCTTTTATATGCTTGTCTATGTGAGGCTTATGGGTATCTAAAAGGCCCAATGGATATGTTGACATTATATGAGGGAAAGTATAAAAATGAAATACAAAAGTTTGCAGGAGTGCAGCTTGGCAGACGTAGAAGAGATGACTATACGGATGGAACAGTTAGGATTCCGGTCAAATCACCGTCTCCATAATAGGATTAAAATATTATGACAATAACATCGGCAATAGCGAATTCATTCAAAGTAGAGATCTTACAAGGCGGCCATAATTTTAATGACGCAAGTGGTGCACCTACAGGTAATGCTTTTAAACTAGCTTTATATTCAAGTGACTCAGCGTCACTAAGCAAATCAACAACTGCATACGCAGCACCTTCTGATGCAAACGCAAAACCAACTTCAACTTATGAAGTTTGTCAAAAAACTACCGATGGTGGAGGAGTTTCTTCAGGTTATACAGCAGGTGGAAAAGCTTTAACAGCTGCAGCGGATCCAGTTTTATCGAGTGACACAGCATGTGTAGACTTTGCAGATATTTCTTGGACATCTTCTTCATTTACAGCAAGAGGATGTTTAATTTACAACTCAACAGCCGTTACAGGTTTTACAACAAACAGAGCAGTTTGTGCTGTTAACTTTGGTGCTGACAAAACTGTAACAAGCGGAACTTTCACGGTTCAATTTCCAGCTCAGACAGCAGGCAACGCAATCGTTCAGATAGCTTAGGAGGGTTACCATGCCCGATGTATCTTCAGGATGGGGTCGACTTACCTGGGGTCAAGCTAATTGGAACGAAGCTACTACATTACAAACAGGATGGGGAGCTAAATCTTGGGGAGATAGTGAGTGGGGCAATCTTGCTGACGAAACAATTACACTTACAGGATTATCTTCAACAACATCTGTCGGTGCATTAGAAATAGAATTAAGACCTGGTTGGGGTACATTATCTTGGGGTATAAATGGTTGGGGTTCTGTAGAAGAAGCTAACGAAACATTACCAGGATTTGCATTAACATCAACGGTAGGATCAGTAACTGTTATCGACCAAGCAATGGGTCTTACAGGTTTATCAGTTACGAGTGCTGTTGGAGATCTTACGGCTACTGGAAGTTTATCATTAGAATTATCAGGTTTAGGTTTAGTATCATCATACGGTTTATTGTCTATAGATGATCATTCTGTAGGTTTATCTGGTCAATCTGCAAGTACAGCTTTAGGAACTCTCACTGCTACTCCAGAAACTATACACACTTTATCTGGTGTTTCAGCAACAGGTGCAGTCGGTGAACTTGAAATAACATCAAATTTAATTTACGCTATCACAGGCGTATCTGCGAGCACTGCTGTTGGAAGTATTTCACCAGCAGATGTAATGGGATTAACTGGGTTATCTTCTTCATCAGCAGTAGGATCATTTACAACAGTACAAGTATCTAATGCTAGTTTAGTAGGATTAGGGTTATCTTTAACTGCAGAAGTAGGAGCATTTAATGCTATTTTAGGATATGAAGATATCGATCCTATATTGACGTCTAGCTACTCAAATGTTACTAGATCAACAAACGCAAGCTATTCAGACGTAACAAGGACTTCCGGAGCAAGTTATACGGATGTTGACAGCGTCGGTTAGATGAAATATATATTGACAATAACTTCGAATAGGAGATAAGATTTAAAATGGCATCGACTTATACACCTCTCGGTATAGAAAAAATGGCTACTGGCGAAAACGCCGGTACATGGGGAACAAAAACTAATACTAACTTAGATATTATTGAACAGATATCTGGAGGATATTTAGAAGTATCTATTGCAGGTGGTGCCGGAACTACAGCACTAACTCAAACAGACGGTGGAACGGGTTCTGCTGTTGCAACTAGAGTATTAAAATTCACAGGCTCAATAACTGGAAACAGAATTGTAACAATGCCTGTTCTTACAGAAAATTTTTATTTAATTAATAACGGAACTTCGGGTTCATACACAGTACAATTAAAAGCAGCTTCAGGTTCAGGTGCTACGGTTACTTGGGCAACTTCTGATAAAGGTTGGAAGCTAGTTTATTTTGATGGTGTATCAACTAACACAGGAGTTTATGATGTTGGTTTTGGAGCAGCTACTTCACCAGGTGGTTCTACTACACAAGTACAATACAACTCATCAGGAGCTTTTGCTGGTGATGCAGATCTAATATGGACTGCAGGAACTGGATTAACAATTAACTCACAAAAAGAATTAAGATTAGCAGACGCTGATGATTCAGCATACATGGGTATGAAATCTCATGCAACTGTTTCAGGATCTTACACACTTACATGGCCAGCTGCAGTAGCAGGTGGA